GCATATACGCGGGCTCCCGCGTCGCGCTGTTTATTTTTTAATCACCGCCGATTTTCGACATTGTGGATAACCTCCGGTGATTGCCAGTTAAACCGGCGGGCCGAGGCCCGCGCTCCCCGAGCCAAACCTACCGAGCCGAGCCCGCTGGGCCGAGGTCGGCGCATTGTTGACCCGAAACGAAACTACGGGCTCACTGCCCGCCGATCCCCGCCAGTGGCCCGCGGGCCGCGACCCGCGATAAATCGCTCGGGTCCCCCTCAAATCGGGTCAATCGACGCGGGCTGAGATCCGCGGATCGAGCGCCGACGCGCATGGGCCGCGGGCGTTGGCCTACGGTAGCAAGGGCCATGTTTCTCTCAAATAATTGAGTAGAAAACGCAATGAGTGTTAAGATGCGATTAACTGTCTTATATAAGCACCTAAAGTCCCATATTTTTGGCTAGGGTCCCTCGGAGAAGTGTTAATGAATCCTGCATCAGAAGATAAAAAATTAAAATTAGAATTGCGTTTAGCGCAGATCGAAAAGAACGAGGCATGTAAAAATAATTTTTTACCATTTGTAAAAACAATGTGGCCTGACTTTATCGCGGGCCGTCATCATAAAATCATTGCTGACAAGCTAGAGCGCGTTGCGAGTGGTGAGTTAAAGCGTTTGATAATTAACATGGCACCGCGGCACACGAAGAGTGAGTTTGCATCTTTTTTGTTTCCTGCGTGGATGATGGGCCGGAATCCTAAGATGAAGATCATTCAGGCGACACACACGACGGAGTTAGCGGTTAACTTTGGACGTAAGACTAAGAACCTTTTGGATTCTGACGAGTACAAAAGTGTTTTTGATTCGGTCAAGTTGGCTTCTGACAGTAAAGCCTCGGGCCGTTGGGATACATCCGCGGGCGGTATGTACTATGCCGTGGGCGTTGGGTCGAATCTCGCGGGCCGTGGTGGGGATTTAATTATCATTGATGACCCACATTCGGAGCAGACTGCGATGTCGAGTGCTGGTTTTGAGGATGCGTGGGATTGGTACACGGGTGGTCCTCGTCAGCGGTTACAGCCTAACGGTTCGATTGTATTGGTACAAACTCGGTGGTCTGAGAAGGACATGACGGGTCAGTTATTACGTGCTATGGCTAAAGATCCGTTAGCGGATCAGTGGGAGATTGTGGAGTTACCGGCTATTTTTGAGGATGGGACTCCGTGCTGGCCTGAGTTTTGGAGTCTTGAGGATTTGACCGCGGTCCGCGCTTCGATACCTAATAGTAAGTGGAACGCGCAGTATCAGCAGAATCCCACGGGTGAAGAGAACGCTATTATAAAGCGCGAGTGGTGGAATCAGTGGGAGCGTGAGGCTGTACCTAATTTGGAGTATGTGATCCAGAGTTACGATACGGCGTTTAGTAAGCGTGAGACTGCGGATTATAGTGCTATAACTACGTGGGGTGTTTTTTATCCGAATGAGAGTGGTTCTCCTAATTTAATTTTGTTGGACAGTAAGAAGGGTCGATGGGATTTTCCTGAGTTAAAGCAGATAGCTTTTGAGGAGTATAAGTTTTGGGACCCCGACACGGTCATAGTTGAGGCGAAGGCGAGTGGAACACCTTTGACTCAGGAGATGCGGAATATGGGGATTCCGGTTGTAAATTTCACACCATCTAGGGGTAATGATAAGGTGACTCGTGTGCATTCTGTTTCGCCTTTATTTGAGGCGGGTATGGTGTGGGCTCCGGACACGGTATGGGCGGACGAGTTAATTGAGGAGACTGCGGCATTTCCTAACGGGGAGCATGACGATTTGGTTGACAGCATGACTCAGGCGCTTATGCGATATAGGCAAGGTAATTTTGTACGATTGCCTACAGATGATTGGGAAGATGACGAGAACTCTGTTAGGATGCGTGTATATTATTGACAATAATAGTGACTTAGACTATGCCCGATAGTTTTCAGGAATACATTGCTCGTAATTATCCCGATAGTTTAGGTGGACGTAATTACAAGGAGGCCCTAAGAGCATCTGAAGAATTAGGTATCCCTGCTCTTTCAGCATTTCAAGGAATGGAAATGTCGGATGTTGAGACTGAAATGGGTATAGCTCAACGCATGGGTTATACCGGCGACATAGATATGGAGCGTGTTGTTCAAGCAGGGGGTACAGGTCAGTATAACCTGCAAGGAATGTATTTTCCTCAAAAAGTGGGTGATTACGCTTTTAGTAGATTAAATACTGGGGCTAGAGGTTTTATCCCGACTGAGTACAGGGCGTTTGATGATTTAAAAGAAATGCGGGCTATTGAACGTGCTTCTGGTTTGCCCGCTCCCACTCCGGACGATCTTCCGGATTTGTTTACAAGAGGGGATTATGTTCTATCGGTAGGAAAAAGCGGGGCAGACGCGCAAACTTTAGCGCACGAGTTTTATCACCGGTCGGGTGTGTTAGAAGAACTCCCTGTTTACTCTATGACTGTAATTAATGCACCGAATGAAAGAGAGTATAAATCTGCGGTGACACACTGGGCGTGGAACTACGCTCCTAAGAATTTAAAGCCATCTAGGTCCCAAGTGTTATCGGCACTTTCTAATAAGGATGTTGACTTAGATCCGGAGATTGAGTCTTACGTTCTAGGCAGGATTACTGAAAAAACTTCTCGTAATCGCCAAACGCCTTCGCAGATGGTAATAGGGGAGTACAATCAAGGAAAGCGTGGTCCGCGCACCGAGGCAAAAGAAGGTACTTTTGACGGAATAGCTTCCATGTTAGGCTTTGACACTTCTGAAACTCCCGAAGAACAAAAAGAAAGGGAGCTTCAATCGTTGTATAAAATGCGGGTATCGGACAGTATTTTTGGTAAACGTCGCAGAGAGTTAGGTGTTGAAAGCAATCCTTTAGAAAAATTTGGTATGTTTTCAGACTCATATAGGGCCGATCCTGAAAAGATAAATTATTTCCGCAAAATTTTTCAAGGAGAACCTAGAACTTTAATTCCGGACTATTACAGGGACCGATATCCCGGCGAGGTGGAAGAGTTAGAAGCTCGTCCAACCCCCACAATGGAAGAGTTAATTGAAGGGATGAAGAAAGTTTCGGGCAAAAGTTCCATAGATGTTCTTAAAAAATACATAGATGAAAGGTCAGATCGAATTAAGAACGAAAAAAATGTTCTACGTGGAACATCTGAAGAAGGAATAGGTGAGCTTATGAACAAACCCCGACCGCGGTCCGCGGAAATTGATTCTCGCAATAATGCCGCTACAGCAAAAACAATGCGTAAAGCGGGTTTGCCTGTAGCATCTGAGAGAGATGCGGCGGACCTTGAGCCTGAGATATTAGATCAATTAAACGCTATAATGGGTCGTTCTACCGAGGAGTAGCTAATGGCTAATGAAATAAAAGGTGTAGGGTCCTTGATGGACAACAACGTCCCATCTCAGTTAGACCCTGATGATTTAACCGCCGAGATAGAAATAGAGATACCTGATTCGCAGACTCCTTTGGTTATGTCGTCTGACATTGACGGTGGATCTGAGATAGAAATTATTACGGAAGATGACGGCAGTGTAATTGTGGACTTTGATCCGCAAGACGAGCGCGGTTCTGGTGACGATTTCTACATGAACTTAGCGGAGGAGATGCCGGACCGTGAGCTAAGTGCCATTGCGAGTGACCTTTTAGATCAGTTTGAAGCTAACAAGTCGGGCCGTCAGGATTGGGAAGAGACTTACGCTAACGGGTTAGAGTTACTTGGATTTAGTTACGAGGAGCGTGAGCAACCGTTCCGTGGAGCCTCTGGCGTGACTCATCCGCTGTTGGCGGAGGCGGCGACACAGTTTCAGGCACAAGCCTTTAACGAGTTGTTACCTGCTACGGGTCCGGTTAAGACCTTATCATTAGGTAAAGAGACTCGTGCCAAGAAGGATCAGGCGACTCGGGTCCAACAGTTTATGAACTATTACATTACCAATGTAATGGAAGATTACACGCCGGACATGGACCAAATGTTGTTTTATTTGCCGTTGGCCGGTAGTACGTTTAAGAAGGTGTATTACGACGAGACACTGGGCCGTGCGGTAAGTAAGTTTATCCCTGCGGAAAACCTCGTGGTTCCTTACGAGACTTCTGATTTAGACACTTGTCCTAACATAACTCAGGTTGTACGCATGTCGTTAAACGATTTGCGTAAGAAGCAGTATGCGGGTCAGTATCTGGACATCGATGTATTACCCCATCAGGGTGAGATGGACTCGGTTAAGAAAGAGATTAACTACGTTGACGGAATGGAGCCCTCTCAGATCGATTACGACTGTACTTTGTTAGAGGTACATGCTGACTTAGAGATTGAGGGGTATGAAGAGTTAGATTCTGATGGGGAAGCTACCGGTATAAAAGTACCGTATTTGGTTACTATATCGCAAGATAACGGGCAGATTTTGGCTATACGTCGTAATTACCGTGAGGAAGACGAGTTAAAACGTAAGATACAATATTTTGTTCATTACAAATTCCTACCCGGCTTTGGTTTCTACGGACTAGGTTTAATCCACACTATCGGTGGATTGTCTCGCACAGCTACTTCTGCACTTCGGCAGCTTATTGATGCCGGTACTTTGTCTAACCTACCCGCAGGATTCAAGGCCCGCGGACTACGGATCAGGGACGATGACGAGCCTTTGCAACCCGGTGAGTTTAGGGACGTAGACGCGCCGGGCGGTGCCATCCGCGACAGCTTAATGCCTTTACCGTTTAAGGGTCCTGACCAGACGTTGTATCAGTTGTTAGGATTTGTAGTACAGGCGGGTCAACGATTTGCAACTATCACTGATTTGAAGGTCGGTGACGGGAACCAACAGGCGGCGGTAGGAACTACTATAGCTATGCTTGAGCAGGGCTCTCGTGTAATGAGTGCGGTGCATAAACGCTTGCACTATGCCATGCGTATAGAGTTTAAGATACTGGCTCGTGTCATGGGAGAGAGTTTGCCCGCCGAGTACCCGTATGCTGTGGTTGGGGAAGATGCCTCAATTATGGCTGAAGATTTTGACGACAGAGTCGATATAGTACCTGTAAGTAATCCCAATGTGTTTAGTCAGGCGCAACGGATTGCTTTGGCGCAGAGTAAGTTGCAGTTAGCATCTGCCGCGCCAGAAATGCATAACATGCACGAGGTATATCGTGACATGTATGAAGCGATGGGCGTGACTGACTTAGATCGGATTATGAAGGCGACTCCTGATCCGCGGCCCACGGACCCTGCACAAGAGAACATCAACGCGCTAGACATGTTGGATCTAGAGGCGTTTGAGGGTCAGGACCATCAGGCGCACATCATGGCGCACTTGATATTTGGTGGGACTCCTATGGTTGCTCAGATGCCCGCTATTGCGATAACATTGCAGAAGCATGTTATGGAGCATGTTAAGTTGGCGGCTCGTGAGCAAGCGGCGGTTGCATATATGCAGAAGGTGACTCAGAAGCAGGGTCAGCCCGCATCTCCAGAGGAGATGTTAGAGCTAGAGGCGTTGACCGCGCAATTTGTTGCACAAGGTATGCAGCAACTTAAAGAGATTTCGCAACAGTTGGCGGGAGCGGGTCAAGAAGGTCCTGATCCATTAATTGCTTTGAAGGAGCAGGAGTTACAGCTTAAAGCTCAGTCGGAGCAAGCGGACGCACAGCTTGACCAGAGCAAGGTGCAGTTGGATGCACAGGCGCTTGAGATGCGTAAGAATCAGTTTGGAGAGAGGATTGCCGCGCAGGAGCGTCAGACCTCGGCTCGTATTGATGCGGCACGAGAGCGTGAAATTTTAAAATTACAGGGGCGATAACATGAAGCGTAGCGTAAAGATTGTGACTAACACTCCAAAGGCGGCACCTAAAGCGACCGAGTATGCTGACATACAGGGTCAGGGCCGGATACCGTATGGTAAGACTGCGGACGTAAAGATACCCACTAAGCTGACCAAGATGAAGGCCCGTGGCATGGGTGCGGCCATCAAAGGCGGTAGCTACATGGGTTATTCCTAAGTTAGGGGGTTTTTAAATGCCTATTCCAATACCTCAAAATATTGTAGCTCCTACCGACCAAGATTATCCGGATGATTGGACCAGTTATACAAAAGAAGAAAAATCAAGATGGATGGCAAATTGGTTTGCTACACAACGCCTTGGCTCTGGTCAAGGAGATTTTGGTACAGACAACCCGTATGTTGATGACATCCCATCTATTATCAACCCCCCTTCTCAATCTCAACAGGGTATTGGCAGTCTTATTGCGGGCCGTGATGGTCAGGCCGTATACCGTGATGGTATATTGGTTGGCCGTGAGGGACTTGGTGGGGACTTGTTTGACTACGACACGGATGGCGACGGTGTTCCGGATAGCTATCTCTACGACCAGTATGAGGGTGGTAAGGAAGATCGCAGTCTAGTTTGGCAACCCGCTGAAGAAGAGGGTGGTCAAGGCGTTTTCATGTACACCTCTCCGGAAACGGGGGTGACTATTCCGTTAAATCCCGGTCAAAAGATACCGGGTAGTGGCTACGGCGCAGGGGCGAGGTTTGTTCCTGTTGGACCCAACGGCGAGGACTATGGGTTTTATAACAGCGAGGGCCGTGCGTTATATGATGAGTTTGGTCGTGATATTGATCCTGTAACAGGTGAGCAAGACGAAGAGATGGGCGCGGCCATTCGTAACATGGACACGAGTGATCTAGACCCTATTAGGCAGTACTCGGGTACTCGACCAGACAAGCGTCGGAATATAAACCCGATGCCAGAGCCAGATCCGGAACCAACGCCGGAACCAGAACCACCGTTTGTTTATGAGCCGATTCAACGCGATCCGGTGTTCCCCAGCTATGGACGAAACGAAGACGGTTCTATTATATCGCCTGTTCCCATTCAAAAAAATCCTTTTGCCAGAGAGCCAACGGATACTTTTGGATATGACAATATGCCCGAAGGGTTTGTTGACAATAGCGGAGATGGACCGGTTTCTATGATGATGGGTTCCATTTATATTAATCCTAAAACGGGTGATAAATGGGGCGCTTCGCACGGTGGAAGTATCACCCCCGCAGAAGGCTGGGAAATTTTTGATCCTGAAAAAGACTATGGTACATTTGATCCGGTAGTTCCTCCGGTTAATCCAATAGCACCGCCACCGGTTAGTCCGTTCCCGAGTCCGGAAGTTCCGGTTGCACCTCCCCCGAGCCCTTTTCCGGCACCTGTTCCGCCGTTTCAACAGGGGATTGGCTCTTTTGTCCCACCACCAGCATTACCTACGGGTAGAACATATGGTGCAGTTCCTACAGACCAGTCTAATTTGTCTATGGTCCCGCCAGATCAATTGTTTGGCGGTTAATATTTAAGGAGTTACTTAATGGAAATCAAGTTATCTAATGTGTTGGGGTTACTTCCCGTGGTGGTGGTAGCTACCGGAGCTATTTTCTCATATGCCAGTTTGGATGCTATGGCAACTGAGAACGCTGAAGATATCGAAGATGTAAGCGAACAGGTCGAAAAAATTGAAGAAGAGGTCGATGAGCTTCAGCAACAGATGACCCGCAGTGAGATACAACTGGATAACGCTGTTGAGGACTTGTCCGAGGTCAGGAGTGACACCAAGGCCATCCTTAACCTGCTCCAACGTCAGCCAACTAAATAAAGTGAATGGGCGATCTAATCATTGTTTTCGCGCTGATTGTCCAACTTTCGCCCGATGCGGAAGAGCAGACAGCGAGTCATTGGATTAACCAACGGCATTGCCTGAACGATGCGCGGGTACTGGCGCGTAGAGAAGACAACTTCAAGCCCGTCATTGCGTTCTGCAAGCCCGTATTTGTTGACCCGTTAAGCACCAAGGTAAATGGTTGGATAAACCCAGAATCAGCGGAGAGAAGATAAGTGGCAACGGTTAAAGAAGCTATTCTTAGACTTGAGGCTCACGAAAAAGAGTGTAGCCTCCGGTATGAGAATATAGAAAACCGCCTTGAGTCCGGCACCAAACGGTTTGACCGTTTAGAGATGATGCTCTGGAGTATGTACCCATTTATTCTAAGTGTCATAGCTTTATTCAAGTGGATGCCGCAGTGAAGAAGTTACCGGCTATGGATGCTTTTCTGTGGATTATGATTTGCCTATTATTGTTTGTCTTCGCAATAAAGTTGTGGATTGTATGACACCCAAGAAGCTAGAGCCATCCAGCAAGTACGCGAAATACGATTTAGACGGTGACGGCACGGTTACTGACGAAGAGCTTGAGCGGCATCAACAACTAGTAGAGCTTGAACTGCGTGAGGAGAAAGCTGATAGCCAGAAGCATATGGCATGGGTAGCGATGGCAAGTATGGTACTGTTCTCCATATTTCTCATGCTACCCATCATGCCCGACAGCAGAGTAAACGCTTTAAGCGATTTGTTAGGATTGTTTTACATAGCCCAAGCTAGTGTATGTGGAGCGTATTTCGGAGCTACTGCGTACATGAGCAGGAAGTGATTTATGTTGGCAGAGGTGCAAGCCGCTAATGCCGCGTTTAATACGATTAAGTCGGCTTTAAAAAATGGGCGCGAGTTGTACGATGTTAGCGATAGTTGTGCCACTTATTTTAACTCAAAGTCGGTCATATCAAGGCGGGCAAATAAGAAGCGTAAGGGTAGTTATCTTGAAAACTTTATGCACCTTGAGAAGTTAAAAAAACAAGAAGAGTGGATACGTGAGTGGATGATTTATGCCGGTAGGCCGGGCCTCTATGACGATTGGCTAAAGTTTCAAAGTGAATGTAAACGCATGAGAGCGGCTGAAGAGCGGCGGCGTAGGCAAGAAGCTAATAGC